AAAACTACTGTCGCTAAAGCTTTGTGCAACGAGTTGTCATTAGATTATATTATAATTAATGGCTCCGAAGAGGGTAACATTGATACTCTCAGAGGTAAAATCAAGCAGTTTGCTTCATCGGTATCATTACAGGGTGGCTATAAAGTAGTTATTCTTGATGAAGCAGACTACTTGAACCCACAATCAACACAACCAGCTTTGCGTGGATTCATCGAAGAATTCTCAGGAAACTGTAGGTTTATACTAACATGCAATTTCAAAAACAGAATTATCGATCCACTTCATTCTCGATGTACAACCATTGAGTTTAATGTACCTAAAAAGTCAATGCCAAAACTCTGTGTTCAATTCCTTCACCGCTGTGAAGTTATTCTAAATCAGGAAAATATTGATTACGATCGTACTGTTGTTGCAGAACTTATTACTAAACACATGCCTGATTGGCGTAAAGTGTTGAATGAGTTACAGCGATATAGTACCAGTGGAACAATTGATACTGGAATACTTGTAACGCTTTCTGATGCATCTATTAGTGATTTAATGGAACATCTAAAACTTAAAAACTTTAAGCTTATGCGACAATGGGTTGCAGACAATATTGATACAGAACCAGCTTCACTCTTTCGTAAAGTTTACGATAACATGAATGAATATGTTGATCCTCAAAGTATACCGCAACTGGTACTTATTTTGGCAGATTACCAATACAAAAATTCATTTGTTGCTGATCATGAGTTGAATATGGTCGCATGCTTAACTGAGATAATGGCTGGAGTTAAATTCAAATGACACCATTCGATTATCTAAAAGCAATCAATAATTCTAAAAAGAATATTATTGTAGACGACTTATCGGAAAATGAGTATAACGCTTTTATGGTAAATAGAGGGTTATCGTTTTTCCCTGATACTGTTCTTATGGCTAATGAAATGAATATATCACATCATTTAGATAGTAAGCTTCAATTCGATTTTCTTATAAATATTATTAAGAAAAAGAGTAGATTTACTAAATGGTCCAAAAAGACTAATATAGAAAATCTTGAAGTAATTAAACAATATTATGGATATAGCAATGAAAAAGCTAGATCTGTTTTATCATTATTCAGCAATGACGAAATTGCTGATTTGAATCAAAGGATTAGTAAAGGTGGAAGAACTAAATAATAACCCAATACAAAATTGGACACCTGGTTCGATGCTCGAAGTATCACTCAATGAACCAGACGATTTTCTAAAAGTAAGAGAAACACTAACCAGAATTGGAGTGGCTTCTCGCAAAGAAAGCAAACTATATCAATCGTGTCATATTCTGCATAAGCAGGGTAGATACTTTATTGTACATTTTAAAGAATTATTTCTATTAGATGGAAAACCATCCAATCTATTAGAGAACGATATTCAGCGACGCAACACAATTGCAACGCTGTTATCAGATTGGGGATTGGTCACTATGATTGAACCTAATCTGTTTAAGGACGTAGCACCTTTGAGACAAATCAAAGTGATACCACACAAAGATAAAGCTCTTTGGGAATTATGTCCAAAATATAACATAGGAAACACAAACTAACTTCCTAAGTTGTATAAATAAACTTGGATGCCGAATAATCGGGTCCATATATTAATCTTGCTTTAAATAGGAGAAACTAAAATGGTAAGAAATGCAATGAACGTGCCGCGTTCCCTCTTTATTGGATTTGATCCAATATTAAATGAACTTGAAAGAATCCACCAAGCTGGAAGATCTCAAGATAATTATCCCCCACACAACGTTGTGAAGATCGATGACGATAATTTCAATATCGAACTTGCAGTTGCTGGATTTTCTGAAGATGATATTTCATTGGAAGTAAAGGATGGTATTCTTTTAATAAAAGGTCAACACAATGAAGATGATGATCGTGAATATGCACATAAGGGTATCTCATCCCGCAAATTCGAGAAGTCCTTCCGACTCTCAGAATTTGTCGTAATAGACGGGGCTGATCTAGTGAACGGAATACTTGTGGTTAACGCCAGAGTTGAGGTTCCAGAAGAGAGGCGTCCTAGGAAGATCGAAATCGGGTCTGCTGGGGCATCAAAGAAGAAGGAATTTATTCAAGAATAGATTCCGGTGAGCAGCGAAAACTCAGTGGATTGTTTAACAATTTACTGGAGTCAAATCATGGGTTACATACGTAAACACAAGGATGGCATTAGGACTGGATTCGAATTATTGTTTATTATGGCTGGTATACTAGCAGTATCACCAATCATAATTTATCTACAATTGAATTCATATTAATGACTAAGCTTAGTCGGGGGAGTCATCTCCCCCTACTTTTTTCATTTTACATGTGTACATGTGCAGTAAAGTATGGTATAATAGACTATATTATCAAAGGTGAATGAATGAATTTTTATACTAATGTCGGCCGATATGGCAATATGCTACTCTATCGTGGTATCGAAAACGGTAATCGAGTAAGCAGAAAAGTAAAATACAAACCAACCTTGTACGTCGCTACAAGTAAACCTACAGATTGGAAAGCGTTGGATGGAACTCCAGTTGCACCAGTCACACAATTCGAATCTATGCGTGATGCTAAAGATTGGATTAGTTTAAACAAAGAAGTTTCAGGACGAAAAATATACGGAAACAACCGTTATATTTCTACGTTTATAAACGAAAAGTTTCCAGGCGATATTGAATTTGATCGTAACGCAATTAATGTTACTACAATCGATATCGAAGTCGCATCAGACGACGGGTTTCCTGAACCAGATGTAGCTTCAAAAGAAGTTACTGCTATCTGTATTAAAAACAATATTGACAATACTTATTACGTATGGGCATTAAGAGATTACGATGTAAATCAATCTATTATGCAAACAAATCGTGTCGTGTATAAAAAGTGCGATACTGAAGGCCAACTACTTTTGGACTTTATAACACATTGGTCATCACCAACGCATTGTCCAGATGTTGTTACAGGTTGGAACTCAAGATTTTTTGATATTCCATACCTTGTAAACAGAATTAATAATTTACTAGGTTCTGACTGGGTTAAAAAGTTATCACCTTGGGGATTAATTGATTCACGAGATGTTACTATCATGGCTCGTAAACAAACAGCATACGAAATTGCTGGAATATCTCAACTCGACTATATGGAACTATTCAAGAAGTTTGGTTATTCATACGGTGCACAAGAATCATATTCACTTAATCATATATCACACGTTGTTCTAGGCGAAAAGAAACTTTCTTACGAAGAACACTCAAGTTTATTTAGTTTATACTTAAACGATCATCAAAAGTTTATTGACTATAATATTAAAGATGTTGAATTGGTCGATAGGATCGAAGATAAACTTGGTCTTATTACCCTTGCTTTAACGATGGCTTATCGCGGTGGTGTTAACTACGGCGATACATTTGGAACTACAGCGATATGGGATTCTATTATTTACAGGGATCTTTCAACACAAAAGATTGCAGTTCCATTCCAAGAGGATAAAGTAAAAACACCATATCCTGGCGGATATGTTAAAGATCCACAAGTTGGAATAAACGATTGGGTAGTATCTTTTGATTTAAACTCACTATATCCATCCTTAATTATGCAATACAATATGTCGCCAGAAACAATAGCATCTGGTGAATTATCTGATTATGACGTCGATAGTATTCTTAAAAACCACACAATTGTAAATAACAGAGGTAAAGCTGTAAGTGCAAATGGCCAATATTTTAATATCGACAAAAAGGGTATCTTACCTAAGATCATCGAACAGATGTATGGCGAAAGAGTTCAAATTAAAAAGGCTATGATTAAAGCACAAAAGGAATTACAGAAGGTAGATAAAAATGATAAACAAGAAGTCTATAGAATTGAAAGGGATATTGCAATCAATGAAAACAGGCAAATGTCTATTAAAATTCTTCTTAATTCTCTTTATGGTGCTCTTGGCAACAAATACTTCAGATTCTTCGATCAACGAATTGCCGAAGGAATTACACTTTCCGGACAACTTACAATACGATGGGCTGAAGAAGCCATCAATACATATCTCAATAAAGTGCTCAAAACTAACAAAGATTACGTCTTGGCAATCGACACCGATTCAGTGTATGTATGTTTAAACGACCTAGTTAAAGCAGTTAACCCTAGTAATCCTATTGATTTTCTAGACACAGTCTGTAGAGAAAAGCTAGAACCTGTCCTTGAAGAAGCATATAAAAAGTTATATGGTATCATGGGTGGTATCGAAAACAAAATGGTCATGGGACGAGAAGTAATTGCTGATCGTGGTCTTTGGACAGCAAAGAAACGATACATTCTTAATGTGCATGATAACGAAGGTGTACGATATGCAGAACCTAAACTAAAAATTATGGGTATTGAAGCTATTAAATCTTCTACACCTGCACCATGTCGAGAAGCACTAAAAGAAATATTCAAAGTTATTATGCATTCATCTGAATCTGATGTACAAAAATCTATTGAGCATTTCAGACAATACTTCAGAACACTAGAACCAAACGATATTGCATTCCCTAGGGGTATAACCAATCTTACTTCGTTCCAAGACAGAAACACTATTTACAGAAAAGGTACTCCGATACATGCTCGTGGCGGAATACTTTACAACAAATTAATCGATGATCTATCGCTAGGTAAGCGATATAACAAAATCAATAACGGCGAAAAGATTAAATTCATTTATCTTAGAACGCCTAATCCTATAAAGGAAAATGTTATATCATTCCTAGATTATCTTCCAACAGAGTTTGGATTGAATAAATATATTGATCACGAAACCCAATTTCAAAAAACTTTCCTAGATCCTATCGAACCAATACTCGATGCGATTGGTTGGTCTTCAAAAGAGGTATCTACGCTAGATGAGTTTTTTGGATAAACACTGTACATTTAATATAAAATATGGTATAATAGTACCAAAGGAAAATACTTATGAAAGATGAATATAAATTAATACGACTATCTTCTGGTGAAGAAGTAGTTGGTAAAGTTACACAAAATGAAGAATCAGTTACCATTACAGATGGTTATTCTTTGATTCCAGCAGGTGAAGGTAAAATTGGCTTCATGCCATTTATGGCTTATACGAAGGCAGCAGAGGGAATTACTATTCCAAATAGTTTTATTCTATTTACTGTAGAACCAGTTGATGAACTAGTAGATCAAGTTAAAGCTATGAGCAGTCCTATTCAGGTGCCAGAAAAGCAAGGGATTATTACAAATGTCTAAGAACTGGGTAGAAGATATTCACTTAATGCAAAGCAAATATCTTACTAGGCAATGGGTTGAAAACAATCCTGAGAAACTAAAAAAGTTTCTTGAGTTTAGAGTTGATTTTTTGAAAGAAGAACTAATGGAAACAACAGCTGCGGTTACTAATAATGACCCAGAAGAAATTGTAGATGGTTTAATTGATCTATGTGTTGTTGCTATTGGTACACTCGATGCTTTTGGCGTTGATCCCTATAAAGCTTGGGATGCTGTACTAGAAGCTAATATGAACAAAGAAGTAGGACAAAAGCCAAGTAGGCCAAATCCACTAGGAGTTCCAGACCTAATTAAACCTGAAGGTTGGACCGCTCCATCACACGCAGGCAATCATGGTAAGTTTAACGATATTTAACAGTATATACGATAATAAAACTGATAAAAACATTACATATAAATCCTTTGACGATTTTGAAAAAGTGTTGTATCAGTTATCGGAAAGTACAAAATATCCAACTAAAAAGTCAGCACCACTAATATCTCCAGCAACTTATGTACCGGAGACAACTCGTGCAAACGATAATGTTCTTAGTTGGGGTGGCTTTGGAATCGTAGATGTAGATGATTATATTGGAAGTATCGATGATATTTCTGAAGTGTATAGCGAATACAAATACGTATGTTATTCCACTGCTAGCTCGACTAAAGAACACCCTAAGTTTCGTTTAGTATTTCCACTAACAAGAGCTATAAATAAAGATGAAATCAAACATTTTTGGTACGCATTAAATAAAGAGATAGGAGATATCGCAGATGCCCAAACAAAAGACCTCAGCAGAATGTATTACGTCCCAGCTAAATATAAAGGATCTTACAATTTCATATTCTCACACGATGGATCTACCATGGACCCAGCAAAGCTTATGGGAAAACACAGATACGTCGTACCAAATGAATCGTTTTTCGATAAGTTACCTGAAGCTATTAAAAGGGGTCTTATACAACATCGACAAGCAAAACTCGATAACACTAACTTTTCATGGACAGGATATCAAGACTGTCCTTTTATAAACAAAAAACAAATTGAAGAATACAAAACTTTATCAGGTGCTGGTTGGTATTACAAACTATATCAGATAATGGTTTCAATAGCAGGTAACGCAATGTCCAAGGGTTATCCAATAACATCTAAGGAAATTGAGTATATCATTAGAGATCTTGATGCAGACACTGGAAATTGGTATGCAAAAAGACCAATTCATAAAGAAGCTGAAAGAGCTATTGAATTTATTTTTAAAAACAACATATAGGATTATATTATGGAACAATTTTTTCACAAACATATTATTAAAATAACAGCTATCATTTGCCTACCTCTATGGATAGCTTTTCTTTGTTCTAAAGTACAAGCTGATAACCATAACTATTCTTGGCACGGCCATACTATTGAATTAAATCCAGAACTACAAGAAGCACAATATTGTATGGCAAAAAACATTTATTTTGAAGCTGGTAATCAACCCGTTGCTGGTAAAATTGCAGTAGCACAAGTAGTACAAAATAGAGTTATGAATCAAAGTTATCCAAATAATATTTGTGACGTTGTATACCAAGCAAAATGGAAAGAAAATTGGAAAGGCACTCTTATGCCAATTAAACATATGTGTCAATTTAGCTGGTTCTGTGATGGTAAGTCAGATGACCCAGTCGATAGTGCAACATGGATGTTTTCTTTATTAGTTGCTGACTCTGTTATGAATGGAGAGTATGGCGATATTACCGAAGGGGCAACTCACTACCATGCAGACTCAGTATATCCTTATTGGGCTGAGTCATTAAATCAAACGGTTATAATCAACAATCACATGTTTTATAAATAAATAATAGGAGAATAATTATGAAAATGATTGGAACAAACGTCTTAGTAACAGAGACAGCAAAGGAAGATACTACTGCAGGTGGTATCATTTTAACAGCAGACACGACTAAAGGGTCTAAACCCGCACTAGTACTTTTAGTAGGACCAGATGTAGTTGATGTAGCCAAAGGAGATAGAGTATATCTTTCTTGGCCTGAAGCTATGCCGGTAGATGTAGAAGGAAAGGCAGGTGCAATAATCGATATGGAACATATCAAGGCAGTAGTGTAATGTATACATACAGTGTAAAGGTAACAAGAATAGTAGACGGAGATACGGTCGACGTAGATATCGACTTAGGTTTTGGTATGTCTTATAGAAAACAGAGAGTTCGTATGATGGGTATTGATACTCCAGAATCCAGAACTAGAAATTTAGAAGAAAAGTTCTATGGTAAAGCAAGTAAAGCTCATCTTGTAGAAAAACTTAAAGATCAAAAGGTTAAATTAGTATCACATGATAAAGGTAAATTTGGTAGAATCCTTGGTGAATTATTTATTGGAGACAATCCAGTAAGTGTTAATCAGCAAATGATTGATGAGTTCCATGCAGTACCATATTTTGGTCAATCTAAGGATGATACTGAACAAGGACACTTGTGGAATAAGCAAGCTCTAAATGAGCAAGGTATTATATATCAACCAAAATAATCAAAAAAAGTGTGTACAATTGAACAAAACTATGGTATAATAGTACTATAAACAGAAAGGTTATATTATGAAAGAATCACTAAAAGTATTACAAGAATGTGCCGAACTTCAGGCAAAGAAAAGTAATGACTATCAAAATCCAAACTCCAGGATTAAACAAGCAGATTACTACCCTCGTGGTGTAGCTTCAATCCTGGACATTATCCATGCTAAAACTCTCAGAATGTTCTCAGTTCTAGAAGCTATGGAATCAGATCCTGACTACAACCCAAACTTTGAATCACTAGAAGACTCTGGTAAAGATTTAATTAACTATGCTTCATTTATGGTTGCATATATGAGAGGTGGTATCGACGGCCAATCAGAAGACAATGACTTTTTAAATAGGAACAAAAATGAATCTTGAAATCGACCAACTAAGAACTTATTTTCACAACGAACTTCGTAATGAAAGATTTACTGTAGACAGAAATGGCAGTAAAACAATCGAGTTAATTGGTGCTTCGTTTTATGCTGATGAACCAGCTATATTTGGTGTTCCAAACAAAGCTTACATTGATGCAGAACTAAATTGGTATAACAGCCAATCTACAAACATTAATGATATCTATTTGGATAGCGATAAAGAACCACCTGCAGCATGGAAGATGACTGCTAATGAACATGGCGAAATCAATTCAAACTATGGTCATTTAATTTATTCAGACAAATACGGTGCACAATTTGATATGGCACTATCTGAATTGTTACAAAACCCAGATTCGCGTAGAGCATCAATGATCTATACAAGACCAAGTATATGGTGTGAATATAACGAAAATGGTAAAAACGATTTTATATGTACAAACTCTGTTACATATTATATCCGTGAAGGTAAACTCGATTGTGTTGTACAAATGCGATCTAATGATGTTATCTTTGGTTATCGTAATGATTATGCATGGCAGAAAGCAGTACTTGATGATATGGCGTATATGCTAAAAGTATTTCCAGGTGATATTGTTTGGCAAGTACAAAACTTACATGTGTACGAAAGACATTTTAATTTGGTAAACCGATGAGCAATAAATGGGAATTCCCGAAGTTTGAAGCGATGAGCAATAAATGGGACAATAGATACTTAAACCTAGCTAGGGAAGTTTCAACTTGGTCAAAAGATCCAAGTACTCAAGTAGGTGCAGTTGCTATTGGAGAAAAGGGACAAGTATTAGCACAAGGCTATAATGGTTTCCCTAGAGGTGTTAATGATTCACTTGAAAGATACAACGATAAAGAAGTAAAATATCGCTATGTAGTTCATGCAGAAATGAATTGTATCTATAATGCTACATTTACTGGAGCATCTCTAAACAACGCTACAATGTATGTTTGGGGTTTACCAGTTTGTAATGAATGTGCAAAGGGATTAGCTCAAGTTGGAGTTAAGAGGGTAGTATCACCTAAGACAGTTGCAGATGTACCAGACAAATGGAAGATATCAGCAATTAACACGGTTGATTTATTAAAGGAGGTTGGTATAACGTATGACTTCATTTAATGAACAGTTACTGTATAAGAAAAACAGAAGAAATCCTAAGTTTAAAGATTACACTAAAGAAGATTTAGAAAATCATATCGAAAGCTTTCAAAAAGATTTACATAAATTACATATATTAAATGCACCAGAATCAATAAAACTAAATAAACAGAACATGCTTGGTGAAATTGTAAAAGAATATAAAGTACGATACGATAAAGGCGAATTTCAATACACAGGAGAAATCTCAAAGGATGAGTGATTATAGCGAAGAAGAATTAGCTAATTCAAAAAGAATTTTTAAATCGGCAACACCAAAGTATACTTTAGATTGGTATATAAAATGGATAGCTTCAGTTGTAGTTTTAGCTGCAATGTCTTTACGAGGTGTCGAAGGATTTCAATTATGGGACTTAGGACTTAGTATCATAGGAATATTTCTATGGTTGATAGTATCGGTCTTATGGAAAGATAGAGCACTTATTTTATTAAATGGTGCTGGATTATTTTTACTAATTAAAAATTTAGTAATGCATTTAGTGAACGGAGGATAAATGGAACACTTAATTATACCTACATTAGGTAGGATGGACAAACAAAGAACTTACAATAACTTACCAGAAAAGTATCAAAAACTAGTAAAGTTTATAGTTCAAGATCATGAGTACGCTCCTATGAGAGAGCGATATGGTGATGCTGTAGTAAAACTACCTAAGGAAATTTCTAGGCTATCGCCAACACGGCAATGGATTTGGGATGAGTTTTATGGAACAAGGCACATGGTTTTAGACGATGACTTTGAGTACTTTAAATATAAAGGGCCAGCACCTGAAGGTATGGACACTAAATGGGAAACCAAGGATATGACAGAAGAAGAGTTTGACGATGCTTTTGCTACATTCGATAAATGGATAAAAGAAGAAAAGATTTATCACGGTGGATTCTCAACATCATGGGTTGTACCAGATCTAAAGTATTGGCCTCACCAAAATAACGTAAGGATTATGACTAACTGTTATTTTGATTCTAAAAATTTACCAAGAAATCTTATATGGGATAGGTTAGAAACCTCTCAAGATTTTGATGCTAATCTTCAATTGCTTACTCAAGGGTTTGCAAATAGGATTACCACAAGGTATCGTGTTAGCGTAACAGCGACTAACACTGCAGGTGGTTGTTCAAATTATAGAACAATCGAATTAAGTAATAAAGTGCATCAGCAGTTAGCTGAAATTTATCCAGATTACGTTGCTCTAAAAAGTAAGGTATTGGCTAATGGACCATGGAAAGGACAAGACAGAATTACTTGTCATATTAGCTGGTCAAAAGCTTATAAAGATGCAATTAAAAAACAACAAGAATCAAGTTTGGAGACATTTTTCGGATGAAACACGCAGGTATAGTACCACTAATTGGTGGTGAAATTTTGGCATCAGCAGATGCTTATGGAACAGACCCAGAATATTTAATGACATATTCTGGATTTATGGCTAATGAAACGCACCTTTTAAATTATTATAAGGAACAAGGGAAGGATATTCCATATCATATTTTAGATGAAACTTCTGAAAAAATGGAAAATGTGGACATTGTCTCTTCAGTTTGTCCATGTGCTGGATTAAGTACTTACCATAACTCACATGGTGAACAGAACGAAAACAACCAGTGGATGGAAAAATCATCTGAATACGTTTTAAAGGAAGTTAAACCAAAGGTATTATGGGGAGAGAATGCTCCAGGATTATCTGGAAAGATTGGTAAATTTATGAGAGAAAAGCTCTATAAAATTGGCCAAGATAATGGTTATAACTTTTCGATTTATTTAACTAAAAGTTTACAGCATGGTAATCCACAATATCGTAAAAGAACATTCTTTTTCTTTTGGAAGAAAGATGAATTTAACGATAGGATCCCATTGTTTAACTATTATAATAAAGAAAGACCATTGATTCAAGATCTAATTAAAGGTGTTAACACTAACTTTCAAACACAAGTTTTAAACCAAAAGACACCTTCGCAGGATGATCCATATTATAAGTATACCCTAGAAGTTGAATCTAAATGTACTCATGCTGAATTTGTTGAAAGGCATTCCCATGAAGAAAAATCTATTAATGTAGAATCTAGGTTAATGAAACTAGGTCATGATCATCTTAAACTTGCTGAATGGATGGATCAATATCCTCAGTTTGAAAGAGAAGCTGCAAAGGCTAGACGTAAAGCAGGTAAAATTGCATCAGGCGGTGGAATCATGCTTAGAGGTACAATTATTCCAATTAATTATATTGGAGCATTTGTTGTGCATTTACCTAAGGTTATTGCTCATCCAACTGAAGATAGATACTTAAATGTTGCTGAAGGTAAAGCTATTATGGGATTACCCTTAGATATGGAAGTACTAGATGTAGAAAAGAACTACAATCATATTTGCCAAAATGTTCCATTTGCAACAGCAAGGGATATGGCAGTAGAAGTTAAAGCAGTATTAGAAGGTAAAAGAGATAGTGTTGAAACAAGTTACTTATTTCAAAACAATTTAAACAGAAGTTATGATTATAAAAGAGAAGAAAATAGTTTGGAGGCATTTTTATGATGAGAATATTATTAACAGGAAGCAAAAGTGGACCAAGGAAGGGTTTTATTGGAAGCAGATTTGCTAAAAAGTATGGTGATCAATATGAGATTGTAGAGTACACTGCAGATATTAGAAATGCAGAAGGTATTATTGTAAGCGATTTTGATTTCGTAATACACCTTGCAGCTTTGGCTGGAGTTCGAAGATCACATGAAATTCCACAAGAATATTGGAAAACTAATGTAGAAGCATCTAAGTATATTTTTGAAGCATGCGAAAAGGCTAATGTTCCAATCATATATGCTTCATCATCAAGTGTTTATGAATGGTGGTTATCACCTTATGCTGCTACAAAATATGCTATGGAAGCTATAGCACCTAAGAATTCTATTGGATTAAGATTCCATACGGTGTATGGTCCTGATAGCAGAGAAGATATGTTATACGATGCGCTTTTAAGAAAAGATCCAAAGTTAACATACCTAACTAATCACACTAGAGATTGGACTCATGTTGATGACGTATGCAGTGCAATAGATATTTGCATAACATACTTTGATATGATAGTTCACAATAAAGCAATTGATGTCGGTAATGGTAAACCTGTTACAGTAAAAGAAATGGCTGATAAAGTTTGGCCAGAGAATAATTTACCACTAAAAGAAGTTACTGGTGAACGACAAGATACATGTGCTGATCCAACAATTTTAACTAAATTTGGTTGGGTTGCAAACCACCATGTATTAGAAGATGATTATAAAACGCAAACAATGAAACAATTAGACTTAAACTGGGATGGTAATATATAATGAGATTAGCAATTATAGGGCATGGTTTTGTAGGTAAAGCAGTTGATTATGGATTTAGTAATCAGCAAGTAGAAAAAAGAATTTTAGATCCAAAGTATGCTCATACTGATAATGATCAATACAAATTAAAAGATTGGAAACCTGATTTAATTTTCGTGTGTGTTCCTACACCTATGGGCGATGATGGTAATATCAATAGCAGTATTTTAAAATCTGTAATGGATAATCTTGATGAATGCTTAAAGGAAACACTAATTGTTATTAAATCAACTGTTACACCAAATGTAATAGCTGAATACAAATTTTGGAATAACGTTGTGTATAATCCAGAATTTTTAACAGAAAAGTCTGCATGTGAACAATTTGTAAATCCTGAGTTTCATATCTTTGGTGGAGACATATATAATACTAAAAGGTTAGAAGAATTCTACGAAAAATATAGTTTATGTACACCATGCCCATCTTATCATATGAACCATGAAGAAGCTTCTTTGGTTAAATACACAATCAATTCATTCCTAGCAACTAAGATTACATTCTTTAATCAGCTCTACGATCTATGTAGAACTAACGGCGATGTCAATTTCAATACTATTATTAAAGCAGTTGGTGCTGATAATAGAATTGCACCTTCGCATACTAAGGTTCCAGGATTTGATGGAAAGCAAGGATACGGTGGTGCATGTTTTCCTAAAGATACTTTGGCTTTTGCAAAGTTCAGCGATGAGCTTTCTCTTTTGGCCAAAGCAATTGAGATAAACAATACGTATAGATCTCAATATGAAAGAGACGAAAGAGAAAAAGAACAAAATATTCAATTTAACCATGTACAATTAAACCAAAATATGGTATAATAGACTATATTAAACAAGGAGAACTATGCCAAGTGTAGATTTAAGACCTCGTAAGAGGCACCCAAAAGATAAAAGGCCAGCATCAGAAATGCCATTTGATGTTGCTCTTAGAAAATTCAGAAAGGCAGTTGAAAGAGCTGGAACTCTTCAAGATGTAAGACGAAAAGAGTTTTACGAAAAACCAACAGCCAAAAAGAAAAGGAAAAAAGCAGAAGCTTTAGCCAGATGGCGCAAAAAAGAACGCTCAATGCAATTAAGACCTGAACGTGGTCGAGGAGGAAAATAATGGGCATAATGGATAAACTTAAAAAGAACTCTAGAATTAAAGGTACAGATACTCTAGAAAAATCAATATACTTTGGTGAAAAGGATATAGTTTCAACTAGTGTACCAATGATAAACGTCGCACTTTCAGGAGATGTCGATGGTGGTTTATCATCTGGTCTAACAGTTTTAGCAGGTCCAAGTAAACATTTTAAAACCTCGTTTGCGTTATTGATGGCTGGAGCATATATGAAAGAACATGAAGATGCAGTTATGCTATTTTATGATTCTGAATTTGGTTCACCACAATCTTACTTTGAATCCTTTGGAATTGATGTTTCAAGGGTATTACACACACCAATCACAGACGTAGAGCAACTAAAGTTTGATTTAGTTAACCAATTAGATACGATTGAAAGAGATGATAAAGTTATTGTCGTAATCGATTCTATTGGTAACCTAGCTTCTAAGAAAGAATTAGAAGATGCATTAAACGAAAAATCAGTTGCTGATATGTCAAGAGCTAAAGCACTAAAGGGATTATTCAGAATGGTCACTCCTTATCTGACTATGAAGAATATCCCTTTACTTGCTGTTAATCATACATACCAAGAAATTGGATTGTTTCCTAAAGCAGTTGTATCAGGTGGTACTGGAATCTACTATTCAGCTGATAACATTTGGATTATTGGTAGAAGGCAGAACAAAAAAGGATCCGAAGTTAAAGGATATGACTTTGTTGTTAATGTTGAAAAATCAAGGTTTGTAAAAGAAAAATCTAAGATTCCAATTAGTGTAACATGGGAAGGTGGTATTTCAGAATACAGTGGCTTACTCGATGTAGCTCTAGCTGGAAATTATGTTGCTAAACCAAGCAATGGTTGGTACTGTAGAGTTGATAGAGAAACAGGTGAGTTGTTAGATCCAAAGGTAAGAGAAAAAGATACTCTTGATCAAGAATTTTGGACTCCAATTTTTGAAGGAACTGATTTTAAGAAATTTATTAAAGGCCATTATCAAATAGGCCAGAAGCCATTAATTGCAATGGACGAAGATTTCACTGTACTTTCAGAGGAAGATGATGTATAATATATCAGATAGCGATTTTACATTAGTAGAAAATCCTGAATCAGATTTCTACGGAGTAAAGCTTTTAACCGGAAAGTACAAAGACGTTACAGTTGTTTATGGAAAGGTTTCAATAAAAGAAGATGAAGCACTTGATATTGGAACCTTAGAGTTTACTTGGACCTGTATTGATCCAGCTGAATTTAATGATAAAGAACTTAATAAAAACGAAGAGTTTAACAATCATTTAGGCGACGTACTTACATATATTATATCTGATTCATTGGAAAAAAAGAAGGGACAAATTGGACATATCAACGCAAATACCGACACACGTACTCAATCATCTACTTAATGATGAGTCATTCTGCCGTAGGGTAATACCATTTTTAAAGAAGGAATATTTTGAAGGCGAACATCGAGTAGTATTTGATCTTATAGTAGATTTTGTAAGTACACACAATAAACTACCTACAAGTAAAATATTGGAAATTGAATTAACTGGTGTGCAAGCACCAGATGATTTACTTAATAGATCATCACACTTAATCACAGAAATTAAAGAAAGATCTGACATTGAAACAGAATGGCTAATTAAAGAGTCAGAAAAGTGGTGTCAAGAAAAAGCAATCTATGGTGCAATCATGGATTCTATTCAAATCATCGATGGTAAAAAGCCAGAGTTACAAGCAGGTGCAATACCTGATATTTTATCTCAAGCATTAGGCGTATCATTCGATCAAGATATTGGCCACGATTATATTGATAATTCAGAAGAGCGTTATGATTTCTATAACAAAGTCGAAGAGCGTATACCATTTGATTTAGATTACTTTAATAAAATTACCAAAGGTGGTTTACCAAAGAAAAGTTTAAACATATGTCTTGCTGGTACTGGTGTAGGTAAATCACTCTTTATGTGTCACTGTTCAGCTGCAAATATTTCTGAAGGAAAGAACGTATTGTACATTACAATGGAAATGGCTGAAGAAAGAATTGCTGAAAGGGTCGATGCTAATTTAATGAATTTTCCAATAGAACAATTAGATACTTTACCACAGAATGTGTTTAATCAAAAGATTGAAAAGATTGCAAAGGGACATGTTGGTAAATTAATTGTAAAGGAATATCCCACAGGTGCAGCTCATGTTGGCCATTTTAGAGCATTATTAAACGAATTAAAGCTTAAAAAGAACTTTAGTCCCGATATAATCTATATTGATTATTTGAATATTTGTGCCTCTTCTCGTATGAAAGGCCTTGGTGGAAACATAAATACTTATTCATACATTAAAGCAATTGCTGAAGAGCTGAGAGGCTTAGCAGTAGAGTTTAATGTACCAATCGTGAGTGCGACTCAAACCACGAGATCTGGCTTCAGTAATACTGATGTTGGATTAGAAGATACTTCGGAATCGTTTGGTCTACCGGCAACGGCTGATTTAATGTTTGCGTTAATATCTACAGAGGAGCTTGAAGAGTTAGGACAAATACTCGTTAAGCAATTGAAAAATCGTTATAATGATCCAACAAAGTATAAACGCTTTGTTATTGGGGTCGATAGATCTCGTATGAAACTTTATGACGTAGAAGAGGAAGCACAAACTGATATTATGTCAGATATGGTTCCTGATAAACCAATAAACAAATTCGGAGAATCTGAAGGCAAGGATTTTTCAGAGTTTAAAATATAGAGGAAAATATATGTTAAATACAATTAAAACTTACGTAAGTGCAAGACTTGGGGAAAGAACTACTTGGGACGGAACTACACTATGTGTTGTTTGTGGATCAGTAATCCTATTCGGCGGAGTTGCTAAATTACTAGCATGGGCTGGATTTGCATGGGGTGTATATACTTTAGTTAAGAAAGAATCTTAAGGAAATAAAACATGAACGTGAGTCTTATATCATATTCGCAACCCTCAGAGGACCTCGCCCCGACAACGGGCGAGGATCTTCTTCAATTAGTTTCATACTGTGCTCGAGTGTCCAATCCTGGAAACCAAACAAGTCATGAAACATCAGAAAAACTCGTTAAGTATTTAATTAAAAATCAACATTGGTCTCCATTAGAAATGGTATCAGTTTGTATGGAAATTAATACTACACGAGATATCGCACGACAAATTTTAAGACACAGATCTTTTTCATTCCAAGAATTTTCTCAAAGGTATGCTGATCCCACTAAGGATTTAGAATTTACCACCAGAGAAGCTAGGATGCAAGATACTAAAAATAGACAGAATTCTATTGAATTAAACCAAGAAGATTCTATTAATTATGTTTGGGAATCGTACCAAGAAGTAATAATCGAAAGGTGCAGACAAGCATATGATTGGGCTATTGAAGCTGGTATTGCAAAAGAGCAGGCCAGAGCAGTATTACCAGAAGGATTAACTATGAGTAGGATGTACGTTAATGGTACTCTTAGATCATGGATTCACTATATTCAATTGAGGTCAGCACACGGCACTCAAAAAGAACATATAGAGATTGCTAAAATTTGTGGTGAAGTTATATCAAAAGTGTTCCCTTATAACGAAATAGTATAAAGATATACTCTTCGGAGTGATACTTAGGCTAATTATTTTGCAAATAAATGCAGAAAACCCTGTACAATTGTGTCTGGTCCTGGTATAATATACTTATATTAAATGATAAGGAATCAAATTATGAAGAACAAATTTCACGAACAGAACGTTAGCGAACTAGCTAGTTACCTAACTAAAATTAAAGCTGACTATCACAGATATCAAGATAGATGTCTTGATGGCGATGATAGAATCAAAGATCAAATGTTCGATGAATTTTGTGAAGGCTTATCTTACACAGTAGGAAGAAACTATATTAAAATTAGTGCTGGGCATTCAACCCATTCATTCATTGTGGCTAAACCTACTAAAGGATTTAAAGAAGGTGATATATTAATGGCTAAATCATGGAAAGCACCGGCCACAAACTTCGCAAGAGGAAATATCTTCGAAGATTATACAATCAGATGGACAGGAGCGGTATAATGAATTTAGAACAATCAATCAAACTATTAGCTGAACAAGCAATCGTAGACGGAAAGCAAGTACTTACAGAAGATCAGATAAGATCTATGGTAGGTGCACCAACGCTGGAAGAATCAATAAAATGTGTATGCGGAAAGGATTTATCGGAAAACGGTGATGACTGCTATGATCACATGACGCACGGAGTATAATATGAATAACAGTAACTCACACGTAATGACAGCATACACAGCCTCAGCTGGAGATATGCTAGAACTTCAAACAGTTAGAAATACAATTAAAGCTATTAACAAAATGGCTAAAGAAACCGACAGGATGAATGAATATCGATTTAATAGTGGATGGTCATCAACGCCACCTAGTAAATCAATTAGGTATAGAGTTAAGTGTCAAGGAAGAGGACCAAGAACAAAACACGCAATAGCTGATGGTAGACATCCTAGAGCGTATGATCAGTCTCTTCCACTAAGACACGCAGAAAGGATGGATGTTTATGTCTACAAAGTATAAGGCTTTAAAAGAAATAACTAATTGGGATGACGTAGGATATAAAGTTCCTAATCATACATATATCTTAAACGAACATGGCCAATGTGTTGGCTTTAAAGCTACTGGAACTAAAAAATATACTCAATTTAAATCACCTATGAAACAATTTTCAAAGTCTCGTAGAAAGTTTATTGAGCTCAAACCAGTAGAAAAGTACATGAGGACTGGATAATGGATAGTTGGAAAGTAGTAGCAGTTGATGAACATAACGATTTAGTAGCAGAATATCTTTTTGCTATTAAAGAAGATGCAGTAATGTTCTATGAAGACATGACTAATAAAGGTTATGAATGTGTATGTTTTAGAGTTGATGTATAATGGAAATATATTTCATACTTACATTTGTTATACTTGGAGTAGGATACACATCTTATAAGATTGGAGTACGTGAAGGCTCTGAACGAATGATTGATAAACTTCATGAAATTGGTGTTATTACATACGACGAAAAGGGAAGAATTAAACCAAATCCATTTTTCGGCGACTAATAACTTATAAATAGAATTGTATTTATACAGGAGAGTTTATGAAGAAGTTCATACATAGTTTTAAAGATGGATTTACTGAAATTAAAGAAGGCGTTGCCTTAGATAAAAATGAGCTACAGAAACCAAATAGTAATACTGGTGAAGCTAGAATAGATATTCTTAGAAAGCTTATTAAAAATCGTGATCCACTTCAATTAAAAAAAGGCGGTACAGCAATTGTAACCGATATTGAAGACGCTCTCCAAAAATTAAACGCATTCGAGCAAGCACCATCAAACATTTCATTTGTTTTTGGCGATAAGATGATTCCATTATCTCAACTTAAAAAGTCAGAGGTATTTGGTGGAGGAGTTTCTGGGGCAGGGTCTGGTACTAAAGATACTGCTAGGAATGAATCCCATCAAGCTGTAATGTGCCAAGCAATGCTTGACCATGGGTTACAGGCTGAAGAATTTTTTACTCATGATATTCTTAAAGCAGCATACGGAAAAGTAAAAGTAGATGTCGATCTAAAAACTATACTTTCCTCGCCAGATGCTTGGGTATCATCATCATACAACATTGCAAAAATGCTAGTTAAGGAAGGTTATATTAATAAAAGTATGACATTCCATAGAGGCGATGCTAAGATGATTAAAATATATGCACTTAAAAATCAAGCATATAAGAATAATGGATTTAAACCTTTAAAGGACGATAAATGGAACCCAGGCGATATGTGGGCGTTATCAACAGATTTTAACGTTGATAAAGAATTACCAACATCATCAGTTGGAGCTTTAAATAAAGCAATATTAAAACATTTTAATGATAGAAGATTAGTTGGTATATCACTTAAAGGTCCAATGTTAAAGTTCCCTACACCATTAAAAGAATATAATAACGAATATCCACCTGACACAGATAACCATAAACTAAAAAAGGTTGCCTTAGAATCCAACAGAGGAAACTTTTGGTCATCAAAGAGTGCAACTATTGAGTACGATACAGGTGCATTAAACCTTAAGGATAACGCTAATGGTGAAGCAGTAAAGGCTGAAATCAAAGGCAGTAAAGCAAGAGGCGGTGGATTATCATGGGGTGTTATTCAAGAATTTATAAAAAGAGAAACTGGTAAAATAATTCCTGATCATGCTAAGGGTGTTAAAAAAATAGCACAGAAGATTAAAAAGGGTGATAAAAGATCTATTAAAATATTCTATACAATGTTTAAACACTTTTATCCAAACGTTACTGATAAAGAATTTTATGCAGAATTAGATCAAAAAGATTGGTTCTGGGTATCTGCTAAACTTGGTTCATTATACGTATGTTACTATATTGATACTAACACTGGAAGAAAAGCTAATGCCGTTGTAACGCAATTTGTAAATTACGCTGGATCTGCAACACTAGATTCAAGTACATACGTTAAATTAGGAAAATAGAATGAAATCATTTAAACAAAACTTATCCGAAGCCGCAGGTAAGAACACTCATATGACACATATTGAGGATCTTATTTTAGACGGTGGAGTTAAGGGAGCACGCCAAGCAATCCTTGCCCTAAGATCACTAAGGGATATGTTAAGCGGTAGCGCTAAATCAGCTGTAGACGTTACTGTTAAATGGGACGGTGCTCCCGCCGTATTTGCTGGAATTGATCCAGGAGATGGCCAGTTCTTTGTTGCTAAAAAAGGTATATTTAATGCAAATCCTAAAGTATATAAATCACATGCTGATATTGATGCTGATACTTCAGGTGATTTATCTACAAAATTAAAATTAGCCTATGACACTTTCAAAGATCTTGGAATAACTAATGTTATACAAGGTGATTTTATGTTTGATAAAGGCGATTTAAAAACAGAAAATATTGGTGGCGTAAAACATATAACGTTCCATCCAAATACAATTGTATATGCAGTACCTGTTGGTAGTCAACTTGCTAAAGATATTACATCTGCAAAAGTTGGAGTAGTATGGCATACGGTTTATACCGGTGCTACATTTGAAACAATGTCAGCTGAGTTTGGAAAGGAAATAGTACCTAAACTAAAGCCATCAAAAAATGTTTGGATGGTCGATGCAACACTTCCTGATATGTCAGGTACAGCAACATTTACAGCGAAGGAAACTGAACAAGTAACTTCTCATTTATCTCAAGCAGGTAAAACATTTAAACAAATATCAGGTTCTACATTAAAAGAAATAGAATCTAATAAGGAATTAAACCTTGTGATTAATACATTTAATAACACAAAGGTAAGAGCTAACGAAAGAATTAAAGATACTAAAAGACATGTAGCAGAATTAATTGTTTGGGTTAATAATAGATACCAAAAAGAAATTGATAAAAGATCATCTCAAAAAGGTAAAGACGCTCAAATTAATAAAAGAGATGAATTATTAAAGTTTTTTAGTAAATCTAACCAAAAAAACTTAGAAAAAGTGTTTAATTTACAGAATAATGTGGTGGATGCAAAATTAATTATTATAAATAAACTAAATGGTCTTAACAATATAGGAACGTTCCTTAAGACTAAAACCGGATTTAAAGCAACCAACCCAGAAGGTTTTGTTGCAATAGATCGTATGGAAGGTGGCGCGGTCAAGTTGGTTGACAGATTAGAATTTTCAACCAATAACTTTGACCCAAATATTATAAAAGGCTGGCAGAATCCAGGCTAATGGGATACTTACCGAGGAAATATGGAAACTTTTAAAGAGTTCACATCAAAAAACGAAGCTTTGTCTATTGCTACTCGTAATAAGATGAAAGCTGCAGCTCGAAAAAACAAAGCTAAGATTATGCTTGGTAAAAAGAAAGCTGCCAAAAAACTAGCCTCCCCTGAACAGCTTAAGAAACGAGCTGAAAAACAAGCCAAAAACCTAATAATTAAAAAGATTTTAAAGAACAAAACTAAAGCTGATTTAGGATTTGCTCAAAGGGCTTCACTTGAAAAACAAGTAGCCAAAAAACAAGGTGCAATTAAAAAGATTGCTAAAAAACTGTTTCCTTCTGTTAAACAAGCAGATAGAGATAAGTTAAAAAAACAAAAAGCTGAACAATCAGTATTAGATAGAATGGGGAAGTGATGGAGATTAAGTCGTTTAAAAGTTATTTAGTAGAAGATACAAAGGATATTACCTTTGTGTTTGGTAGGTTTAATCCACCAACTACTGGACATGAATTACTATTTGATAAATTAAAGAAAGTATCAAAGGGTTCATATAGAATTTACGCATCTCAATCGCAAGATGCAAATAAAAATCCATTTGATTTTAAAACAAAAGTTAAGATATTAAGAAAGATGTTTCCTAAACATGCACGAAGTGTTATGGCAGATAAGGGAATACGAACAGCTATGGACGTAGCAGTATCGTTATACGATCAAGGTTACACTAAAGTTTCTATGGTTGCAGGAGATGATCGAGTTAAAGAATTTGAAATACTGTTAAATAAATATAACGGCGTTGACGCAAGACATGGATTCTATCAATTTGAAGGTGGAATAAAAGTTATTTCAGCTGGACAAAGAGATCCAGATTCAGATGATGTATCTGGAATGTCAGCTTCTAAAATGAGAAAAGCAGCTAAGGACAACGATCTTAGTTCATTTTCTAAAGGTGTTCCATCAAGCTATAAGGATATACAAGGCCTATTTAATATGTTACGAAAGGCTATGGGATTGAAAGAATCTAATAATTTTAGACAACATATTCAATTAGATCCAGTGTCAGAAACAAGAGAAGAATATATTGACGGAACTTTATTTGAGGTAGGAGATACAGTAACTGTAAAAGAAACAAATGAACAAGGTAGTATTAAAATGCTTGGTTCTAACTATGTTACTATTCAACTTGAATCTGGAACTAAAAGAGTATGGCTTGACGATATTGCACTAGCTGAAAACTGTGGCGGAGTTGGAGAAGACAAAGTTACACAAAAGTACGCAAAGGTAACACCAGGCGAAGAAGTTCCTAAGAAGAAAAAGAAGAAAAACGGAAAAAAACAATTATCATTTAGGGATTTTAAAGATGAACTTTAAACAATTAAGATCTAAATTATTAGAAGGAACGATGGAATTCGGTATATTTTCTGATAACCCAGATGAGGCTGAAAAGATTGCACAGCAACTTGTAATGTTCATGAGAAAAAGCAAGGATATAGTAGTAGGAGACGATAAATCACAAGCCTATTTAGATACTATTGCAGGGTTTATTTACGATGATGAACTGTTAGACGATTTACATCCAGAAACTGGAAAGGTTGGTAAGGATGCAAACGATATTGTCGTAGCAAGATTAAAACAATTAGGAGTTAATATACACTAATGAAAACATTTAAAGAATTAAGAGATAAGCTAGTAAAGGAAATATCTCCAGCTTTAGCTACTAGATACAGAGATAAAGCTTTAAAGGATAGACAAAAATTACCAGGAGCTTCTGATTTAGGAATTTCTAGTAGAGATGCTCGTAAAGTAAAAAACAGAATTAAAGGTAGTAATAGAGCTTTAGATAGAGCTTATGGAAGAGGCGCTAGTTCAAGGCCTAAAGGTCAAAACGCAAAATACTACGATAGAGACTTTAAAGGAACAAAAAAATAAAATGAAAGATTTTAAAGCATTTTTTAATGAAGCTGAAGATAAAGATATTGGCGATCGTAAAGGAAGTCAACCTAAAGCTTATTATGCTAAGGATGCTAAAGGCGATGAAATGGCTAAGTCTACTAAGCAAAAGAGAGCAGCTCATTTTAAGAAAAAATCTAGTAAGCCAGCTCCAGGCGATAAATCTGCAGAAACAAAACCTTCACAGCATACTAAGAAATTTAAAGATATGTTTGGTGAAGCTTCAGCACCTGACAAAGCACTTAAAGATAAAGCAGATAAGTCTGGAATGCCATTAGGTATATTAAGGCAAGTATTTAATAGAGGAGTTGCAGCTTGGAAAACAGGACACAGACCTGGAACAACTGCAGTACAATGGGGATTAGCAAGAGTTAATTCATTCGTAACAAAATCCAGTGGAACCTGGGGTAAAGCCGATGCCGATTTGGCTAAAAAAGTAAGAGGATAAAATGAAAACATTTAAAGAATTAAGAGAAAATAGTCAACTCAATGAAAAGGGGTGGGCACCTGAATCTCCTGAAGCATTTGCTAAAACTATGAAAGATAAAAAACTCCAAAAGGATATCGCAAAGTTTTTTGATACTGACAGACATGAATTTATGTCAGTAAAGGACGCAGAAAAGAAATTTCCTTACATGATAAAATACATGAAGAATTCTGAGTTTTTAAAAATAAACAAACAAAAGCTAACTGATAAAAATTTAATGACGGTTGCTATAACAATGTCAGACGATTAATATGAAAACTTTTAAGGAACAATCTAATCTTGACGAAGCACCATTAGTGATGTCCGATATGGATATGATTGATACGTTGTTTAATAAAATAAAAAATGATATGCTGAAAGCCAAAAGAAAAAACCAAGGTGAAAAAAACTGGCCAGCGTTACAGCAATTAGCAAAAATGGCTGGATATGGTATTACTAAAGCTGGGCAAGCTAAAGATAAATCATTTAGGTACGATCTTAAAAAATGAAAACATTTAAAGAGCTTAGAGAAAAGAAAAGCGAATCCTGGGAAGCAGGATATAAAAGAAGAGTCGTAAAAACAACTAAGCCTGAGCACAAAGAAAAAGGTTATGAGTGGAGAATTAAAGGTAAAGAAAAAGACCATTTATCTATTAAGTTATATAAGACTAAACCATCACAATCAGAATTTAATAAGCAAATGAAAAGAGTTGCAGGTCATGAGTTCGGTGGATAGTTTTAAAGAACATTATAATATTATGGAAGGTATTAATGATCCTTCTATTTTTAAAGCAGTATTCCTAGCAGGTGGTCCAGGTTCTGGAAAATCATTTGTTGTAGGTAAAACATCATTAGCATCATTAGGGTTTAAAATTATAAACTCAGATACTAATTATGAAAATTCTCTTAAAAAGGCTGGGCTTACAATGGACGCAGAAGATATATTTTCTGCACAAGGGCAAGCATTAAGAGACAGAGCTAAGGCTATTACTGGTAAACAGTTAACCCTAGCTTTAAAGGGAAGATTAGGAGTAGTTATAGATGGAACTGGTAAAGATTACGCTAAAATAAAAGATAATGTTGATCAGTTTAGAGCTGTAGGATATGCTGTACATATGATATTTGTTAATACTGATTTAGAAACTGCATTAGCACGAAATAAAAGCAGAGATAGAGTATTACCAGATGAGCATGTAGAAAAAATGTGGAAATCAGTACAGAAAAACATTGGTAAATTCCAAGGGCTTTTTCGTAATAGAATGACAGTAATAGATAACTCAACAGATGCAGATATTAACACATCTACTTTAGAAGCTTATAAGGATATACAACAGTGGGCTAAGAAACCACCAGAAAATTCATTAGCAGTTAAGTGGATAAAAGGACAAAAAAAATGAATAAAGAAGAAGTAAAAATAAGAGATAAAATTGTATCATCATTTAACAGTAAATGGAAATACAGAAAGGATAAAACTCAGTACGGTATGGCTGATGCATGGAAAATTATATATTCTGAAGATGCAGAAGGTAAATTCGTAGGAGACTGTGAAGATTATTCTTTATCTATTCTTTATAGATTATGTGGTGAAAGCCATTTAAAAATGTGGTGGATGTTATTAACACACCAAGCCGGTATATGTTGTGTAGGACCAAGCAAATGGAAAATGTCCCATGCTGTTTTAAGATATAAAGGTGAATACGTTGATAATTGGACTAAGAAATTTGGTGGTAAAGCCGCTATCGAAAAAAATCATACCTTTCATATTTTTTACGGATATGGCTGGGCATATTTTACTGCTATTAAAATGATTATAAGTAAAGTAGTAAGAACTATTAAAGGAAACTAAAATGAAACTATTTAAAGCAATTCGCGAAAACTACGCACAAGACCTAGATCTTGCCCAGAAAAATGTAGCAAGACTTTCTAAGAAAGAAACAGGTCAAGATCAAAAAGATTATCAAGCAGTAGCTCGAGCTCTTAATCAAGGCAACCTTGGTGCAGTTAAAAAGGTAATCAAAAGTATTTCAACAAAAGAAATTCAAGCTGATATATTAAATATACTTGTAGGTTATAACGACTTAATTGCTAAAATGTATCCTAAAGCAGTAGATAAAAACGGTAATCTTAAATCTGGCCTGAATGTAGATAAGCTGATTAAAGAAGAAACAGTTGAAGAAGGTAAGAAAATTCAAGACATAGTTCGTAAACACAAAAGAGAACTTCAGAAAGCACAAAAAAGTGGTAACCTAGAGCTATCTAAGAAAGCAGAAGACGAACTCAGTAATTGGGCAAGTTCCAGTGGTGAGATTCGTGGAGACGATGAAGACGAATTCATTGACTGGTTAGATAGTAACCTTGACGATTTAGTTAAAGGTAAAATTAAAGAAGACGTTAATGAAGCTAAACCACCGAAGATGAAAAGTTTATCAATATACGGTTCTGAAATTTCTGGTTTAAAGCGTTCTAATGGAAGTAAACTGAGTACATATACCGCTAAACCTGTAATAATTAAAGGTAAGTTAGGATTTAAAGTTACTGATGATAGTGGTTCATTTGAAACACTTGACCTTAAAAAATTCGCGAAGATGTACGGATAATGCATAAATTTTTAGAGCACATCGATGAAAGATTTGGACTATACGAAGGTAGGAATGTTCCATTAGAGCAACCTATGATCGAGGCTCCTGAGCCAGCACTTAATAAACCAAGCAGAAGCTCAGGCCCAAAGAAATATGTTGTATATGTTAAGAATCCAAAAACTGGAAACGTAAAGAAAATTAATTTTGGCGACGAAAAGGGAGGTTTAACCTCTAAAATAAACGATAGAGATGCTGCAAGAAACTTTGCATCTCGTCATAACTGCGATACTAAAACGGATAAACTATCACCAGGATACTGGTCATGTAGATTACCAAAGTATGCAAAGGACTTGGGGCTTAAAGGTGGTGGAGACTATTTTTGGTAATCCATATATCGATAGTGTATTAAACAGTACTACTATCGAAAGATCGTTCTTCTTAGATAAAGAAGATGCAGAATATGTTTGGCACTCAGATAAAGAGTTAAGAGAAGTAGAAGTATTAAACGGTGAAGGATGGCAATTTCAATACGAAAATTGTTTACCTTGGCTGATAGAAAAGGGAATGGTATTTTATATACCATTAGGAGAAAGACACAGACTAATAAAAGGTAAAACTACCTTACATTGTAGGATTATAAAACATGCCAAATAGCAACACCGCATCTCAACAAAGAGCTGAAGCTGCTTTAAGACTAGATAGAATAGAAGAAAAAATTGATAGAATGTCTGAAGCAATTATTGCACTTGCTAGAGCTGAAGAAAAGATTCAAACACTTACGTCATTTTCTAAACAGCAATCAGAGCAGATTGTTTTACTTATAAATAGAATAGACAAAGTGGAAAGCATCGTAGTAAACAATGCAAATACAATTAATATAATTAATAAAATATTTTGGATAGTAATGGCTGCAGCTGCAACCACTATTACCGGAATGTTAATAATGCAATAAAATAGGAGAAAATATGAAATTGCAAGATAAAGAAACTCTAAGCGTTGCAGCAGCAGTCCAGAACGTATTAGAAGGTAAAAAGCCTGCAGTTAAGGAAGAACCAAAGTATCCACATGCGATGTATCATCCTGAAACTGGCAAAGAAGAAACTGCGAAAAACGAAGAAGAGCATAAAGCTTTATCTGCTAAGGGTTATACACATGAGAAGAACGAATCTCCTGAAGAGCCAAAAGCACGAGGCGAAAAAGATTTTAAAGCTAAACATGTAGTTAAGAAATCTGGTGCAAAATCTGATGGTTCAGTAGTAAAAGAAGATGTTGACGCACTTCATGAAGAAGCTATTGAAATGGATAAAGAACTTTCTGAAGGTTTTTCCCCATCTCAAGTTAAAGCTGCTATCAAAATTGCTTCTAAAATGGGCGGTAATATGACAGGTGCTGTTAAAAAAATCGAAGCCATGAAAAAAGGTCTTTCTGATGAAAAGGAAGTTAAGGATGCATTACGCTTAGCTAACGAAGGAACAATGTCAGAAGAAGAAAAATCTGCAAAGCAAAAGAAGTACCAAGCTTTCTTTGATAAAGCACTTAAAAAGTTTGGTGTTAAATCACCTGCTGAACTCGAAGGCGACAAGAAAAAAGAATTCTTCGATTATATCGATAAGAATTATGAAGCTGACGATGAAGAAGATGAAATCGTATCAGAAGGTAAGGTTACAGTTGATGTTGACTGGATTGGCGATACCAAAGTAACTAAAGATGCTGAAAAGAAATTTAAAGTAAAAATTAAAGTAGATACCAGAAAAGGTACTGCTGATGTAACTGGTGATCATAAGCAAGTTGTTAAAATGTTAATGGATCCAGACGTATACGGATTAGATAAAGGTGACATTGAAGACATGTTCCCAGGCCTTATGAAAGGTAAATTAGAATCTGTCCAAGAAGATGTTAGAGATATGAAAAACTATGATGATAGAAATCGTAGAGGCTTCGAAGCTAGAGCAAGTATTGAAGTAGTTAAAGGTAATAGCTCTAATAAATTTGATGATGACTTTGGATTTAATAAAGCTGAAATGACAGTTATGGATAAAGTAATTAGTAAAATTAAGAAAATGCATGTAACTAGCTTTGATGGTGGTTCATCTGGCCCTGCATCTTTAGAATTTTACGGTGATGAAGCTGCTTTAACTAAGTTTCTTGCTGATAGAAATGTACAAAAGATTGTTAAAAAATATAAGGCTAAGGTATACGGACCGACTTTAAACAAATAATTGATTATAAATAACTATATGATGAAATTATTTGATAAACTAACTAGTAGGAATTTTAAGCTATTTGCTGCTAACCATTATAATAACCCTGAATGTATTTCGGTGGATGAATTTATAGAGGATGTAAGTAGATTTAAATACTTAAAAAGATTATTAAAGAGGTATGAGCAATCAGGTGATTTACAGGAGAGATTAATCCTAAATCACCTGATTGTAATATACAATGTGTTTGGCATTGAAGCTGCTGATAGAATGGTTTGGTTCAAAGTGAACGAAGCACACTATCCAGCATTGAAAACCTTTTTAGTATTTTTGCATTTTATAAAAGAAAACGATAAGGTAGAAATACCTATGGACACTAATATAGTGGAAAGGTTAAGAAATATATGAGAACTGTATTAAATAAACGAAACGAAATAAACGAAGGTTTATTGTCTCGTGGTGCAGATATGGTTTATGCTATTAGATTTCTTAAACTTTTAGTAACGCCATTTAAAAAGACAGAAGCTTTTAAACAAGGCCTTGTTGACGAAAATGGATATAGAACAGAAATACCAATTGAAACTAATGATCAAAGATCAGCATTTACAATATTTCATAGATTGGTATTTAATGTTAAGAAATTAATGGCTAAGGTTCCATTTGGTAAAACCAGATTAGCATCTTATGCCGCAGCTTTATTCCTTGTTAAAGAACATACTGGAATATCAAGTGAAAGATTAAAAAGTATATTAATAGAATCTGGAGAAACGGATTTAGATACTATTAATGAAAGTGCTTGGTTTGAGAATAATAATAAACTAAATAAAGGCACTTATATATTAGTTAACGATATAGCATCACCAGATACTGCTGAGTTTATCGCTAAAAAGAACACAAAGGTAATAGTATCAGAAGTGACAGAACCAGCTGATACACTATTCAATATAAATATATACAAGGTTAAACACTTAAATACCAAACAATTTGTATATGTAACAAATATGGATATAAAAAGATGAAATATAAAAGTTTTAAACAATGGGAAGATGCTGCTGCTAATTCCGTAGCAAGTGGCGGAGTCGATATGGCTCCAAACGCTATGGGTAAAAAAGCACTTCTAAAAAGAAAGAAAAAATCTGAAGGTAAATACGACGGCCGTACCAGAGAAGGTAGAAAATTCGTAGAAAGAATGTTAGCAAAGAGGTTGGCCAGAGAAGCTAAAAAAATAGAGAAATAATATTATGTCGAAAATTTTGATGGGAATTATAGGAGCTATGGGACTTATAGGGTTTATGTATTATAATTTCTCTGTAGTACCTATGAAGACTAAACTAGAAGAACAATCCAAAGTAATTATAGCACAAGACCTAAGAGACCAAGAACAAAAGGCTACAATCGAAGCCATTCAAAATAATCTTCAAAAAACTTCACAAGAGTTAACAGGATTACAAGTTAGAAATCAAGCATACGAAACAGAAATGAATGAGTATATGGATATATTCAGACGTCATAATCTGTCTAAATTGGCTAGTGCCAAACCTGGTATGATTGAGAAAAGAGCAAACACTAGAACAAAGGAGGCATTCGATGCGATTGAAGCAGATAGTCAGCGTATTAGCACTCTTAACGATTAGTGGTTGTTCACTACTTCAACAAGCCCCAAGGGAAGTTGAAATAATAACAAAACCAGTTCAGATAGATATTGTTCAGCCAGTAATGCCTAGAGCAATAGACTTAAAAGAACCTAAATGGTATGTAGTTTCAGATACCAAGATAATAGAAAATTGTCTAAAAGATCCTGAAACTAAAAAATCAAACTGTAAATTAGGTAGAGAAGATTTATACCCAGAAGGATATACATACCTTGATAAATTTATAGATGATATAAAGAAAAACCATGGCGGTGATATTGTATTTGTTGCTATGACTGTTGATGATTATGAGTTAATGTCTTATAATACTCAAGAAATAAGAAGATATATTAATCAGCTCGGTGAGGTGATAGTTTACTATAGAAATGTAACAATAGGTGATGAAGATGCTGGAGCAGTGGAAATTAAAGTGGAGAAAGAAAATGAGTAGAATGAAAGATGATATGACGGTATGGGAAAGAGCAGAGATAGCAGCCAAGCTATCAGCAATTGCTTATATGAACCCCAAACCAGCAGAAACCGCATGTAAGAAATTAGGTTTTTCTTCAGGTAAACTAATCAGTAATGGCGGTGCAGAAGTACTTATTGCTAAAGACCGTAATGACCTATGGTTTGCATTCAGAGGAACAGAACCATCTAAACTAAATGATGTTATGGCCGATTTAAAAATTGTTAAAAATACTGCTAAAGCTGGTGGTAAAGTACATGGCGGATTTCAACAAGAAGTTGACGATGTATGGATGGAAATCGTAAAAGAATTAGAGCATAATGATCAATTAAAAGTAAGAAAAGATGTATATATTACTGGTCATAGCTTAGGTGCTGCAATGGCCACAATTAGTGCTACGCGTTATCAGCCTGAAGAACTCTTCACCTTTGGATCACCAAGGGTAGGTGGTAAACACTTTATTAAAAATATTAAATGTCCACATTACAGATTTATGAATAATAACGATATCGTATGTAGAATTCCACCAGCATGGTTAGGATTTAGACATCATGGCGAGATGATTTATTTTAATAGATTTGGAGATAAGCAACTTAAGCCAACATGGACAGATTTCTTTTATGGAATTGGTCAGTCATGGAAAAGATTTAAATTCTTTGATGGCGTAGTAGACCATGGAATGCCAAACTATGTTAAAGCAATTAAAAAGCTTTCAAAGGAAAAGTAATGTATTTTTTACTAATATTATCACTTAAATCCATTTTAAGTTCTATTATAGGTTCTTCATTCTATAACTGGTTCCAAGGAACAAAAGGTGGTATATGGTTCCAAAAACAAGTCGATAGATTTATGGCACATGTCGCAGATAAATACGATTTAGAATTAGCAAAAAAGGATGCTAAATTTAGAAAACAATATCCACTTATAGCTGAAAGGCTTGATTATGTAGAAAGCGTTGCACATTGCAAATGCGGTATTGAAGAGTTCGACGGTTATAAACCTCTTATATCTCGAATTGAAGAAATTGAAAGAAGACTCAAAATAAAAAAATAACACAAACCAGTGTACATTTGTTGAGTTTTATGGTATAATAGATATATTAAATGAAACACAAATATGAACGGGATAAACATTATGGATATAAATGTCACTAAGAGGGACGGCTCTCTCCAAAGCTTTGATTTAGAAAAAGTACATAAGGTACTAGAGTGGGCTGTAGAAGATATTTCAGGAGTATCACAATCTGAAATAGAACTAAAATCTAATATTCAATTGTATGATAAGATACCTGCATACGATATACACGAACTACTCATTAAGAGTGCATCTGAATTAATCTCTGAGCATACGCCGAATTATCAATTTGTAGCGGCTCGATTAATCAATTATAAATTACGAAAAGAAGTTTATGGTCAGTATGAACCATGGTCTCTTGCGCGCATCATCATTGAAAATATTTCACGTGGAGTATACGATGGTGGGATTATGCAAAGTTATACTCGTGATGAAATAGATCAGTTAGATTCATACATAAAACATGATAGAGATGATCTATTTACATATGCTGGAATGGAACAGTTCCGTGGTAAATACCTAGTACAAGATAGAAAAGAAAAGGTTTATTACGAAACACCGCAAATGCTGTATATGATGGTTGCAGCAACTCTATTCTCAAACTACTCAAAAGAAACTCGAATGAAATTCGTGAAGGATTATTATGATGCAATTAGTCAATTTTATATATCACTCCCTACTCCGATTATGGCAGGAGTACGTACTCCAACCCGTCAGTTTTCAAGTTGTGTGCTTATCGAATCTGGTGATAGTCTCGATTCTATTAATGCTACTGCAACCTCCATTGTAAAATATATAAGTAAGAAAGCAGGTATTGGAATCGGTGCTGGCTCTATTAGAGCTAACGGTGCTAAAGTAGGTGATGGTTCAGTTGTTCATACTGGACTTATTCCATTCTTAAAATATTTTCAATCGGCAGTTAAATCATGCTCTCAAGGCGGTGTTCGTGGTGGTGCAGCAACTGTATATCTACCAATATGGCACTATGAATTTGAGGACTTAGTAGTACTTAAAAATAATAAAGGAACTGAAGAAGGTCGTGTAAGACACATGGATTATGCGTTCCAATTAAATAAGTTAATGTATGAAAGACTATTAACAGGTGGTAATATAACGTTCTTTGATCCTAACGATGTTCCAGGATTGTATGAATCGTTCTTTGATGACCAAGAAAAATTTAAAGAGTTATACGAAAAATACGAAAGAGCATATTCTGTACGTAAAAAATCTTTACCAGCACTCGAAGTATTTCAACAGCTATTAACTGAAAGAAAAGATACTGGAAGAATTTATGTAATGAATGTTGACCATGCAAATGATCATGGTGCATTTAAACCAGATAGAGCACCAATTAGAATGAGTAATTTATGCTGTGAAATTGATTTACCGACAAAGCCATTGGAATCATATGATGACGATGAAGGTGAAATTTCACTATGCACATTATCAGCAATTAATTGGGGTTTAATTAACCATCCTGGCGAATTTAAAAAGTACTGTGAATTAGCAGTAAGAGGTTTAGATGAATTATTGGATTATCAAGCATATCCAATTCCAGCTGCAGAAAAATCTACAATGGCTCGAAGACCATTAGGTATTGGTATTATAAACCTAGCTTATTTCTTAGCAAAAAGAGGATTAAAATACGATGAATCGGCATTTAAGGTTGTAGATGAATATGCTGAATCTTGGTCGTATTATCTTATTAGAGCTTCATCAAAACTAGCCAGAGAAAAAGGTAAAATATCTGCAATTGATGACACAAAATACGGCTCTGGAGTACTTCCAATTGATACATATAAAGGTGCAGTAGATAATTTAATAGAGCATAAAGAACGCGTACCTTGGAAGCAATTAAGAACTCACTTAAAGGAACATGGTATTAGAAACAGTACTCTCATGGCATTAATGCCAGCCGAAACATCTGCACAGATTAGTAATAGCACTAATGGTATTGAACCACCTAGAGCACTCGTATCTTATAAACAATCTAAGGACGGTGTATTAGCTCAGGTTGTTCCAGGATACCACCATTTAAAAAATAAATATGATTTATTGTGGGATCAAGAAGGAACCGATGGATATCTCAAGATATGCGCAATCCTTCAAAAGTATATTGATCAGGGTATTAGTGTTAATACTTCTTACAATCCAGAAAAGTTTGAAGACAATAAAATTCCTATGTCATTAATGATACAGGACCTTGTTAATGCATACAAATTTGGATTAAAACAACTCTACTATTTTAACACTCATGATGGTGCAGGAGAAATGAAAGACGATGACCATCACCCATACGATAGTGGAACAACTGAAACCCAGTCAGTAATTATTGACGATGACGATTGCGAAAGCTGTAAAATATAAAGGATATATAAATGGCAATACTGAAAAAAAATAAAAAATCTCATTTAGCAAAAAACATGTTTTTAGATGAAGCAGTAGATATACAAAGATTCGACGTTTTAAAATATCCACAAATAGATAAAATTACAGAAAAACAACTTGGATTCTTTTGGAGGCCCGAAGAGGTAGATATTTCAAAAGATAAAAAGGATTTTGAAGGATTAACTGAACACGAAAAACACATTTTTACAAGTAATCTTAAAAGACAAATTCTTTTAGATTCTGTTCAAGGTAGAGCACCAAACCTAGCATTTTTACCAATTGCAAGTTTACCAGAAATTGAAAACTGGATTGAAACTTGGAGCTTCTTTGAAACAATCCATAGTAGATCATATACACATATTATACGAAATGTTTATGCGGATCCTTCATTGGTTTTTGATAGTATGCTTAATGTTAAAGAAATATTGGATTGTGGTAACGATATCGCTAAGTATTATGACGATTTAATCGATTGTAATGCAGGTCCAACAAATAAACTTGACCATAAAAGAGCACTATATATGTGCTTAATGTCAGCTAATGCTTTAGAAGGCATTAGGTTTTATGTGTCATTTGCATGTTCTTGGGCATTTGCTGAACTTAAAAAAATGGAAGGTAATGCAAAGATCATTAAGTTTATCGCTAGAGACGAAAATACACATTTGGCAGGTACAACAGTTTTAATTAAAAATCTATTAAAAGAAGATAAAGATTATATTAAAATTGCGAAGGAAATGGAAGAAGATGTAATTAAATTATTTACTAATGTTATTGAACAAGAAAAACAATGGGCACATTACCTATTTAGAGATGGCTCTATGATTGGTCTTAACGAAAATATTTTAGGTAATTATATTGAATGGATTGGTTGTAAGAGAATGAGAGCATTAGGTTTAACATGCCCTTACACTGTTCCTAAAATAAACCCATTACCATGGACTGAGAAATGGATTGGTGGTGGAAACGTACAAGTAGCTCCACAGGAAACCGAAATTAGTTCATATGTAACTGGTGGTGTTAAACAAGATGTTGATCAAAAGGCATTATCAGGATTGAGCCTATGATGCATATACCATGGTTTACAAGACCTGAAAAAGTTTTACAAGTAGTAAACTTAGCACCAAGTGAATCTTGGATAGAAAAATTAACAGAAATACATCCTATGAAACAAATCTTCTGGGCATCAATAATTCAATTTATTGTGTTCGGTTTTATGTTATTTTCATTTTGGATGATTAACGGAGTAGTAAATTGAATATAGAAATTTGGGGTAAAGAGCCATGCCCATTTTGCACAATGGCAAAAAATTTATGTGAATCTAAAGGATTAGAATTTACGTATAAACACTACGGAATAGATTTTAGTAGAAACGAAATGTTAGATACATTTCCAGCTGCAAGAACATTTCCTCAAATTATTGTTAACGAAGAAAAAATTGGTGGGTATGATAACTTAAAGGCTCTGTTAGAATGTCAACCACAATAATAGAATGTAGTATTTGTTTTCATGCTTCTGAAATTTATTATGAAATTGATGAAGACGACAACCCAGACCTACTACCAAAGCATTGTCCATTTTGTGGTTATAAAGAACCAGAAGAAGACGATGAAGAAGATTGGGACGATATAGACGATACATAAATATAATTATGGAATGGTTATATGAAGGTAAAGTGTTTGTCCCACCAGAGAACTTTAGTTCTGATGATTACTATGGTTTCGTTTATGAAATAACAAATCGTTGTAATGGAAAAAAGTATATAGGAAAGAAGTTTTTCTGGAGTCAGAAAACATTACCTAAAACAAAAAGTAGAAAACGTAGAAAGAAAATATTAATAGAATCTGATTGGAGAAAGTATTTTGGATCGAATAAAATTTTATGTGAAGAAGTTAAAACTCAAGGCGAAGATATTTTCTATAGAAATATATTATATCTATGCAAAACTAAGGGTGAATGTGCTTACCTGGAAGCGAAAGAACAATTTGATAAAGAAGTACTAATGAGCGATACATATTATAATGGTATTATAAATGTAAGACTTGGCGGAAATGCAGTAAAAGGGCTAAAATAACACTGTACAATTAATGGAATATATGGTATAATAACACTATGAAAGCAGAAAAAAGTAATGTAATTCAGTTTCCAACAGAACGTAGAAAAGCTGAAGTAGAAGAAGAAAGAATGGACATCATGCTTCAAAACGAAGATGATGCTATTAATGTCTCACATTATATAATGGATCTAATACAATCAGCATTAGATGAATTATCAGTAGAATATCCAGATCTTAACATTGATATGGCAGATACTGATGACGTTAACTATAAAGATTTTATGGTTATTCTAAATATGCTGGTTAGTTTATTTTTCAGAAGAGCTGGAATGGATCATATCTTACACGAAGATTTAGAGTCATCCTATGAAAAATTAGCTGCTTTAGTTGCTTTCAGACTAGAGGATTACCAATTAACAGTAGAGGACATTGACGACGAAGATGATATTACTTGATTATAGCCAAATCGCACTATCAAATATTATAGTGCAAAAACTAAATGATGAAAAAATGATTAGACATATGATACTAAACAGTATTAGAATGTATAATAAAAAATACCGAGCAGAATACGGACAAATGGTTATTTGTGCTGATGGTATGAATACCTGGAGAAAAAGTTTTTTTCCAGAATATAAAGCTCATAGAAAAAAGAAGAGAGCAGAAACTGATTCAACTATGGATTGGAATGAAGTATTTAGAATTTTAAATTTAGTTAGAGAAGAACTTAAAGATAATTTTCCATATAAAGTAGTACATATGGAAGGTGCAGAAGCTGATGATATTATTGGTGCTTTAGTACAAAATACTCAAGAGTTTGGCAATCATGAACCAGTAATGATTATATCTTCTGATAAAGATTTTATACAATTACACAAATATTCAAATGTGAAACAGTTTTCACCAATTCAAAAGAAAGCTGTTTCAGATAAAAATCCTAGGACATATTGTTTTGAACATATATGTCGTGGCGACAAGGGCGATGGTATACCAAATATACTATCACCTGATAACTCTTTTGTTGATGAAATTAGGCAATCGCCAATGACACAAAAGAAAATAGCTTATTGGTTAGAAAACTCCGATAAGTTACAGGAAGTGATGACAACTGAGGAATTCAGAAATTACCAAAGGAATAAGAAACTTATTGATTTGGAAGAAATCCCGGTTGATCTATCTCAAACTATTATAAATAATTTTGTAGAGCAAAAGCCAGCTATGCGAATGAAAGTTTTAAACTATCTAATTAAAAACAGATTGAAGAATCTGGTTGAATGTGCGGAGGAATTTTACAATGGCTAATTTATTAATCTCTGAGGTATTAGCTAATACCGGTAAAAAAAGAGGAAAAGCTGAGAAGCAAAAATATCTAAAAGACAACTATTCAGTTGCCTTAATTACAGTACTTAAAGGAGCTTGGGATCCCATTGTAGAATGGAATCTTCCTGAGGGTGTGCCACCTTACACAAAGGACGATGCACCTATAGGACATAGTTCTAGTAATCTGCATTTAGAGCAGAAAAGATTACCTTACTTTGTTAAAGGTCATCCCTTAGCAAAGGGATTACCAAACAGTAAGGTAGAAAAAATGTTTATCGACATGTTAGAATCAGTACATCCTGACGAAGCCGATATTCTTATTGCAATGAAGGACAAGGCGTTCACCGGTAAATTCGGTGGTGTTACTAAAAAAATGGTAGCAGAAGTTTGGCCTGACCTATTTAGTGATATGGTGTTAGATGACGCTATTATTGATAAAGCAATCTAATTAAAATTAACTTAACAGGAGAACCCAATACCTATATTATGTTTTTTTAAATTTTAACTAACCAACAAGGAGAATCCATGCACGAGATTCATCGATTGAGGCGAGATATCATTGAAACTAAACATTATAGAATGAGATTAATTAAAAAAGGCAAAGAAGTTCTGGCATATAAAATGGCTAAAAAAGTATTATATATGGAAAAGAATCTTCAAGACCTTGAACAGGTATATATGGGGAGGTAACCATGGGGTTAACCTCACTCGTGGGGTTAACTTTTACTAAAAACATGTGTACATGTGCAGTAAAGTATGGTATAATGGTATTATATTACAAACAGGTTATATTATGAATATATTTATCTTAAATGATGATCCAGTGAAAGCAGCACAAGACCAGTGCGATAAACATGTGGTGAAAATGATTGTAGAATCAGCTCAAATGCTTTCTACAGTACATCGTATGCTTGATGGCGTAATGGAACGTAGGCCATCAAAGTCTGGTTCCATGTTACAATACTTTAAACTCAATGACGAAAGAGAAGACATTCTATATAAAGCATGTCATTTTAATCATCCATCTACCGTATGGACTAGAGAATCAGTGCATAATTACAAATGGCATTATGAACATTTTGTAGCCTTATGTGATGAGTATACATACAGATATGGTAAAATACATGCGACAGATACAAAGCTCAGAGGTGAGTTATATGACACACCAGATAATATTCCTCAAATACCAATGACACCGTTTAAATTAGCAATGGCTTCATTTCCGGAATGTATATCAGAATGTCCAATTACGTCATATCGTAAATTTTACGAAACAAAACAACATAGGTTCAACATGGCTTGGACTAAACGAGAAGTACCGGAGTGGTTTAATTATGCCAATGTATGATTTTAAAAATTTAGAAACTGGTGAAGTAGAAACTAAAATGATGTCAATTGCTGACATGCAAGAATATGTTAAGGATCCAAATATTCAGCAGGTTATATCTCCATCTCATATAGGTTATGAAGGAAATAAATCTATATTAACAAGAGCTGGAGGTGGTTGGAAAGAAGTTCAAGATAGAATTAAAAGTGGATTACCACCACAGGATAGGGATAAAATTAAAACGCAATGAATAAGAAGCCATCAAAACTTAGAATTGAGCATTTAGCTAAATTAGAACCACTAACAGAAAACCAAAAACTAGCATTTGATTCATTTGCTTCTGGTAATCATATGTGCTTAGATGGTTCAGCAGGTACAGGTAAAACTTTTATATCACTATATCTTGCACTAGAAGCTGTCTTAAAGAAAGAATACAGTAAGGTTATTATTGTTCGTTCTGCAGTTCCTACAAGGGATATGGGATTTCTACCAGGAACACAAGAAGAAAAAGAAGATGCATACACTGCACCTTATAAAGCTATTGTTAATGATTTATTTCAAGATAACGATGGATGGTCCAAAATGGTCCAAAATAAAAATATAGAGTTTCTTACAACTTCGTTTATAAGAGGATTAACTATTAAGAATGCAATTGTAATAGTTGATGAATCTCAAAACTGTAATTACCATGAGCTATGTTCAGTAATCACAAGATTAGGTGAAGACTGCCGATTTATAATGTCAGGTGATTATTACCAATCCGATTTTACAAGAAATGGTGATAAAGACGGAATTAAAGAATTTATTAACATTATTCAAAACATGAAATATTTTGATCATATCGAATTTTCATGGGAAGATATCGTACGAAGCGGATTCGTAAGAGACTTTATTATGACAAAGGAATTATATGAAAATGGGAAACTTTAAACATGAACCAATTGATCTTGGCTATACAGACCTTACTGCACAATCTACTGGCTCTGGGCGAGAATACGCCGATCCTGATAATAATCGCTATCCTAGTGTTACAACAGTACTTTCAATATTAAGCGAAGATCATATTCGTGCTTGGAGAGCTCGTGTTGGTGAAGAAGAAGCCAATAGGATATCACGAAGAGCTTCTACAAGAGGCACAAAAGTACATGCTGTACTAGAGAAATACGTAGATAACGATAAAGATTATTTAGATGGTGCAAATCCAATTGTTACTTCTAATTTTCTTGAAGTTAAAAAGATTTTAGATGAAAGGCTAAGCTTGGTTTATGCACAAGAAGCAGCACTATATTCTAAACACTTAGGATTGGCTGGAAGGGTCGATTGTGTTGGTGTATGGGATGGTAAAAATTCTATTATAGATTATAAAACAGCAGCCAAACATAAACGAAAAGAATGGTGTGAAAACTATTTTATTCAAGAAACTGCATATGCTATTATGTGGGAAGAAAGAACAGGAATGCCAATCACTCAATTGGTAACTGTAATCGCAGGAGACGAAGGCGCACAAGTTTTTGTTGAACATCGCGATAATTGGAGCAATAAGTTATTAGAGACAATTGCTGAATACAAAAAACGTAAGATTTTCGGGAGATAATATGAAAAACTTTAGAGATCAGATGGTAAAAACATCGATGGAATACATGCAAGCTCAGGCTGCAAAACATAAGATGAATGCAGATATTATTTTAAGCAATCAAGTATCAGTTGGTGAACATTCAGACCAAATGGAAACACTTGAAAAAGAGCTTGGTTTAATGGCTGAATACATCGACAAATACGAAGTTTTGGAAAACTATTTTAAATAATGTTAAAGTGGTTACAAAATTATGAATCAAAGGGCCACGTAGGTATTACATGTGGTGCCTTTGATTTACTTCATGCAGGACACATTACAATGTTGGCTGAAGCTAAAAATGAATGCGATTATTTAGTAGTAGCATTACAGTGTGATCCTACACTTGATAGACCAGAAAAAAACAAACCTGTTCAATCCATAGTTGAACGTCAATTACAAGTTGCTGCAGTTAGGTATGTAGACGATGTAATTATCTATAATACAGAAGAAGAGTTAAAAGATATATTTCTATCACTTCCAATCGATGTAAGAATTATTGGATCTGATTACCTTAATAAAGACTTTACAGGTAAAAATATATGTGAAGAAAGAAACATTCGTATAGTTTATAACACTAGAGATCACTCTTTTTCTTCTACGTCCTTACGTGAAAGGATCAAAAAACAAGAGAAATAATGCAGAAAACCCTGTACAAATATGTATAATAATGGTATAATATACATATTAAATAAACAAATAAAGAAAGATGAAAACGATGAAAGAAAATATAATTTTAGTAGATTGCGATGGAGTACTATGTGATTGGGAATACTCATTTACGCAGTGGATGAACCATAAGGGTTATCCAACAAGTGATTACACACAATACAATGTTGCTAAAAGATTTAATTTAACACCAGAGTTTAGTAAAAAGTGTGTTCAAGAATTTAATGAATCAGCAGCAATTGCTTTTTTACCACCTTTAAGAGATGCTGTTTATTACATGAAAAGACTTAATATGTTACATGGTTATAGATTCCATTGTATTACATCTTTAAGTGATAATAAATACGCTCAAAGATTAAGAACTCAAAATCTTGAATTACTTTTTGGTAAAGAGTTATTCGACGATTACATTTATCTACCTTGTGGTGCTGATAAAGATAAAGAGCTTAAAAGGTATGAAGGTACAGAATGCTTTTGGGTAGAAGACAAAGTAGAGAATGCAGAAGTTGGAAAGGGATTTGGTCTTAATTCAATTCTTGTAGCTCATGAACATAACGCTTATTATGAAGGAGATATTCCAAGGTATTGGAAGTGGAAAGACATATATAAGCATATAACTGGAGAAGTATAATGCCAATAAAATTTAAAGAATCAGTGAAGAATAGAGATGGATCAGTCCAAAACTTTTACATGAAATCAACCCCACTTGCGGAATTGAAAGAAGCGTTAGATAGACAACATACGCCTAATAAAAAGAAACAAAAAATACGCAATGAGTTGGTTAGGCGCGGTGCTTAAATATCTGTGGAAGATATGGGCTAAATCCCTGGGTGGGAAAGCAAGTAAAAATGATGATCGCCAAAACGATCATGTAGCGATTGCAAGGACAATAATTATCTTAATTTATATTATAACAAATTTGGTTATTATTTCTGGTGTGATACGTCATTGGTAATATGGCAGAATTTTCTGACTACCTTGTGCATCCTTCCAGATTTCATCATCCTGTGAAATTTCTTCCAGTATAATTTAATCATATAACTATTTATAAGACTTATGGCAACGAAAAACGAAATAACAGGCGACTCTATTAAAAGTAAGGGTCCAAGTAAAGCATATTCTGATAACTGGGAAGCTATCTTTGGTAAAAAGAAGAAAGACAAAAAGAAAGATCAGGATAAAAAAGAGGTGCAGCGCCCTTAGCTCAGCTGGATAGAGCAACAGCCTTCTAAGCTGTGGGTCCCAGGTTCGAATCCTGGAGGGTGCGCCAAAAATATATACTTAAATGTATATTAGAATATATAATTATTAACTAAAAAGGAAAGTGAAATGAGTAGTATTATTATACCATCGTCGGATGCAGACAAAAAACGTATCAGAGAAGCAATGCAAGAGATTAGTAACTCTTATATTAGAATGGAAAGTGAAAGGGCTTTTGTAAAAGAAGCTATTGAGGCATTGGAAGACGATGTTGAAATCCCAAAGAAAATTCTAAGGAAGATGTCAAAGGCTTTTCATAAGCAAAATATATCTGAAATTGTTACAGAAGTTGAGGATATTGAGGCATTAATGGAAGCTACTAAGTAAGAAATCTTATAAATAGTAGTATGATTAATTTTAATGGCTACATCACGGAAGAGATAGAAAAACGAGGAGTCACGGAAGTTGCTATATTGGCACTAGATGCTGATGAAGGAACTGCCGCTGACATAATCTCTAATGTTTGTGAGTTTAACGATGTTAAATGCACACTTATACACACCAACAAAGCATTCCTAGCGGATAGCGATGTAGAACTAAGGAAGGTTGAGATACATAATATTGATGGTGAAGGTAAACTTATATCTTTAGACATTGATAATACTATCATCTTTGTTAGGGCTGGTGCTGTAGGAACCTTAGTAGGGCAGGCATTAGTATCATCATTACAGACAGCTGGATTCTTTTTAATAAATGATTTAGAATCTATGTTATTATGTAATAATAAAATGGCAACAAGTATTGCACTACAAAGAAACAATGTGCAGATACCTAAAACAGCCATTTTAAACAATGAAGAATCTATTGATTTAGCTGTAAAAAGCGTTGGTGGTAAATATCCATTAATCATAAAAACACTTACAGGAACACAAGGTATTGGTGTATCTAAGGTAGAATCATATGATTCGTTAATCTCAGTATGCCAATCTTTATGGAAGTTTGAAGCACAGTTGTTATTACAAGAATATTTAGAAATGAAATCTGATATTAGAACACTTGTAATAAATGGCCATATTATGGCATCAGCTGAAAGAAAACAAACTAAAAAATCTAAAGACTTTAGAAAAAATGTTCATAGGGGTGCGGAAGCAATTCCATATAAACTATCTGAAGAGGAAGTAGAAGTAATACTAAATGCTGCTCGAGCAACTGGCGCATATTATTGTGGAGTTGATCATACAGTAGTTAATGGTGAAATATATGTTGTTGAAGTAAACGGTTCGCCTGGTGCTAAATCACACTTTATGGGTTATGATTTAGAAACTAATAAACCTACTAAACCTTTAACTGCTGAGAAAGCAATCGATTTAATGATTAAACATATATTAGAACCATACAATAGAAAAACTTGGTTTAGACAAGAAGCTGGATATATAGAAACAGTTCATATTGAAGGTTATAAACTACCGATTAGAGCTAAATTTGATACAGGTAATGGAACAGACGCTTCCATGTTACATGTTGATAAAGTAGAAGTAAAGAATAATAAAGTTTATTGGGAAAAGAATGGTCAAAAATTCGTTAACAAATACCTTGGTAAATCAGTAGGTGTTAGAGGTCCTAATAATAAAATTGAAAGAGCTAAGGTAGAACTTACAGTTAAATTTAATGGTAGATCATATAATGCATTTATTGGTTTAACTGTAGAAGACTCAGCAAGTGAAATGTTAGTTAATAGAGAATTAATGACACTTATGAGAATAGCAATTAATCCAAGCTTAAGGTTTGGTATTAGTGATTGGACAAGAAAGAACGATGAAACTGACGTTTAATAATAGAAATATAAAAGTTAGGAAGATAGTTCCAGTGCATGCTTTGACCAAAATCCAGGAAGATAAAACTAAGAAAATTCCTAGGAAAGAGAAGCATAAGCATATAAATAGTTACGAGGTATAAAAATGGCAGATATAAATTTAGATTTCGATTTTGGCTTTACAGCTGTTGATGAAAATGAATTAGAAGCAGTACAAAAAGTTACAACTGAGGCTTCTGATGCATCAGCTAGTTTACAAGAAACCGAAGAAAAACTAAATAAATTATATAACGCTATATTACCATTGTTAACAAATTTAAAGAAAAATCCTGAAAAGGAATATATTCTCTGGCCCAATCGAGTTGAGAAGATTGAGCAGTTTGAAGATTTAATTACGGGGATTATTAAGTAATGCCAATACCAAGTTCAAATATATCTATGGCTGCAATTAATACTGAAGTTACTAGTGTTGATAGTCATTCATTAAAAACATTGTCCGATAATGCTACATCTGGTTCTGATCCTAATGACGGCGCGCCGTATGGAATGTCAGAGTTTAGTGGTTATACACACGCTGTTCCATACCCAGCTGCTACATCAAGTCTTGTTCAGTTTGCAAGTGCTAGTGGTACTAGTTTGACAAGTTATAAGTTTAGCACAGGTAGCAGTATTCCACCAAATGCTGCTGCTCCTAAAGCTGGATTTACCGTTAGAGTATTTACTAATGCGTATGGATCATATTACTATGTAAAAGAAGCTTATAGTTCGTCAATTAGTCAATACCGTAAAAATTCTACAAATAACACGTTAACTACCACAGAGAAATTAATGTCTTATAACTCGAATACAATAAGTCAAATTAGTCATATTAAAATAAACTTTACTGCTTCTTTGCTCGCATCAGGGCCAAGCGGGTTTTTATCAAATGGATCTACTGGCTGGATAGCAACTTCTGGATCAAGCTTTTCGCATTCAGCTACGTTATATGTTCAAGCATCTGCAGAATGTTATAATACATCTATAAGAGAAGCAACTGGAAATGTTCAAATCTACCTTAGAGGTAGTGGTTTTCAAGATACTTTAGTTGCAGAGCACGATTATAGTGCAGAAGCACAAGCAACAGCAACGGCTTGTTTATAAGGGATAATATATGGCATTACAAACATCAGGAGCAATATCATTAGCAGATATTCACGTGGAGGCTTCAGGGTCTGGTTATGCGGCCTCATCCATCTCTTCGTTAAATGATACTGATATTAGAAATTTAACGGCTGCACCTGGTAGAACTATTAATAGTACACTAGGTACAGAGATAGATTTTGGTGATTTCTATGGAGCATCTTCATTGTCTACAATGACTACTACTAACTATATGCGACAAGCATCTAGTGGTACTACAAATTTTGCTGGTTATTCAAATCACAGCCAGTCAGGCGGTATTGTATTTGGTGCGGGTGGGGGTTTTTATGTAAGATTAAGAAGAGCCGATCCTTATG